GAAGCCCCTACACCCCCACCTGCCCCGACAGCGCAATCTCTGACCCCCTTGGAGCCTTCCCCTGTGGGTTTTACGGTGCCCTCTGACCGTCCGCATCTTGAAAACAGCATTGGAAGCCCTACGGGAGAAAGATGGTCGAAATTCCTTCTTTCCGAAACCGTTCAACACGTAGATTCTAAAGCTGGAATCGACCATTACCGGTCTGGGACAGACCACTACATCGTCGTCAATGGGGAAGTTCACACTCGGAAAGGAGCCGCTGGCAACAAGTTTTACAACACTCTCGTCAAAGCGACAAAACTTCGGGCTGTAGAGCCCGCCTTCGAGACCCCCCGACCGATGACCAAAGGCCTAGAGGGTCACCGTGTTGTTCCGAACGACCGTCCACACCTGGATAACGCCGTAGAATCGCCCGTAAAGGGCCAGAAATGGTCAACCTATCTGTTAGAAAAGGCGGAACTTGTTGAAGACAAAGAGGGAATCTCGACGTGGAAAGTTGGCGACAAGTGGTTTACGGTCGATGAGAAGGGCAATATTACCGTCCAGAAGGGCGTTGTGGCGCCGGTGCCCCGCGGCGAGCGGCGAAAGGCGGGAAGGCCAAACTTGGAGGTGATGGACACCCCGTCGATTCAGGCTTATGTTACCGGCCTGACGCGCAGGACCAAGTTAGGCCCCGAACTCTCTGCGAGAGAACAGAGGATGTTGGCTGAAGGGAAGACTATCCTCGCCAGCCGGGAGAAAGCGGCTCCCGTCGAGGCCCCCAAACCGACCGCCGCGCCTCCCCCATCGGCCACCGCGCCTAGCGGCGAACGGCGTCTTCCACATGACCTTGTGGGAAGCAAGCCGCGTTACGGCTATCGCGATAAAGTATTCGAATTGGACTTCGAGAACGATGTCGACAAGGCGCTCTTCACGATTGGGCAGAAGAAGCCCAACAAGGCTCACGACAGGTTCATGGCGTTCCTGCGAGGGATATTCCCTGACGAAACCGACAGCCAACTGGTGGCGAGAAGCCAAACCGTCAGGGATTCAATCAAGGGAATGGCGAAGACCGCCGACCCTTCGGAAGGGCCGTTGCGGGTTCGTTCGACTCAGGGGCCGTCCCCGGTCGTCGAGGCTCCGCGTCCCAGTGCAGGCCTGCACGAAGCGCCGAAGCCGTCCGAACCCCCGCCGCAGGTTCCGACGCTCGCTGGTATCTCGCCAGACCCAACGGGTCATCGTATTGTCACCGACCCCACAGCGTTCATCCTATCGTTGAGCCAAGGCGCAGAGGTACCGAAGGGCACCCTCGTCATGCCATTGAAGGCGATCACCCTCGCGTCGGCGGAAATGCAGTTCCGCACCGAAGAGGGCAGGCTGTCCCGCGCCATCGCCCGAGGGACCATAAACACTTGGGAACCGAACTTCGCGGGGGCCATCGACGTTTGGTTTGACCCCACGAAGGACAAAGTCAAAGTCGTCAACGGCCATCACCGCTATGAGGGTGCCGAGAAGCTGAAAATCGACAGTATCGACACCCACTTTATCGAAGCTGAAACGTCGAAAGACGCCATGATTTGGGGTGCGATGAAGAACATCGCCGAGGGCGGGGCTACCCCGTTCGACGCCGCTGTCTTCTTCCGCGAAACTGGCCTCGCCGCCGATGATCTTGCGAAGAGGGGCTTGTCTGTGACTGGGAGTCTCGCCCGCGACGGCGCTTCATTGGCTCGACTCGCACCCGACCTCTTCGAGCGCGTCCGCAAGGGCGAAATGAGCGAGCGCACAGGCGTCGCCATTGGCGCAGCCTTGGAGTCCCATACCCTGCAACGCGGCTTGGCGCAAATTGTCGAGCGGGAAGCAAAGCAGAACAAGCGCTTGAGTTCCGAAGAGATTGCCGCCCTCGCCGAGGGGAGGGTTCGTCGTGCTGGGCAGACGATTTCGGAGATGCAGACCCTCTTCGGGACGGAAACGATTTCAGAATCCAATGCCGTCGAAGCGGCGCGGCTGGAAGCGTGGATAAAGAAGCGGCTGGCGAGCGACCGTAAGCTATTCAAGTACGTGTCGAACGAGGCGCGGGCCGCAGCACTCGCGAAGGCTGGAAACAAGATCGTCGTCGATGAGAACAAGAAAATCGCCGCAACCGCCAGCGCCATCGAGGAAGCTTTTGGACGCTTGCTCTACAAGGCGGGCGACGTAGAAGATGCCATCGTTGATGGTGCAGCGCGTTTGAAACGCGGGGAGGATTCCGATGCCGTTAGAGAAAACACCTACGACCGAATCGCCGCAGCGGTTCAGAAAGCTCTCGCCGGCGGAGAAGGACAGGCTCCTGTCGTCGGTGCAGGAATCGCTAGAGCAAAACCAGAGGGAGCGCAAGGACAAGGGGGCTTACCTGGATTCGAACCCGCCAAGCCGCCCGACCGTGGAGGAGCAGCGGCTAATGTCCCTCTGCCGGGTGAACAGCCTGGACGACTTGGAGTTGGCAATGTCGTCCCCGCTGAGCAAGGAGTGGCTGGACCGCCAGCACCCGGAGGACCGCCAAGCGCTGGAGGATTGGTACGAGAAGCTGGTGGAGAAGGACAGCCAATAGACCCGCCGAACTACGCCAACAAAAACAAGCTGTTTAACAAAGAGCAAGCGCCAACGCGACGGGCACGTTTACTGGCGAAGCTAAACCAACCCAAAATTGGCATTGATCCCGAGATGTTGGCCGACGTAGCTTGGCTCGCCGGATACCACTTTGAGGCTGGCGCGCGGACCTTCGGCACGTGGTCAGGGAAGATGATCGAGGAACTGGGCGAGTGGATAAAACCATCACTCGACCGGCTCTGGTCATTCGTATCCCACCGTGTTGCGACACATGAGGCGCTCGCCAACGTCAAGCCCGCCACAATCCACGTTCCGATCGATGAACGGCCACCGCTGCGGGAAGCCAGCGAATGGTCGCTTGCCATCGACGAAGCGAACATCCAGAGCACAGCGCCAGCGCCGAAGGTGAGGCTCTCTGAAGAGAACGCGAAGAAGCTGATTTATTACGGCCAGCGCGAACTTGCGGAGATGGCGATTTCGGCTTTGACGCGGCCTTCACTTGACCGTCCTGGATTCGTGCTGGCGGCCTCAACAGGTTCAGGCAAGGGCTACATGGGTACGGCGATAGTTGCCGAACTCAAGCCGAAATCCGTTCTCCACCTGACGACAAATCAAGGACTCATTGACAAAGCTATAGCAGTGGGTAAGGAGTTCGGGCTCGACATCCAAAGACTGCCACCTACCACCAAGGGCATCCCGCCAGAGGGCCACTTTATTTCGACTTACTCGGCTGCCATAGGCCGTTCGGAGTTGGTGGACCATCCGTGGAACTTCTTGCTTGCCGATGAGTCCGGTGCTGGCCGGCGCTGGTGGGTTTCGAAAACCGGGGCGCTACTCCGCAACATCAGCCAGAAAGCTGATCGCACACTGTATATGTCGGCAACGCCGTTCCACACCCCCGTCGAACTGGGGTATGCCGACAATCTGGGGCTCTGGAAGCCAGCAGAGTTTGAGCATTGGGTCTCGCAATTCGGTGTCTTCCAAGACGAAAACGGCGATTGGGTTGCCCCGGCGAACCCGAAGCGGTTCGCGAAGTTGCGCCTGCAAATGACGGATGCGGGCGTGTTCGTGAATCTCACGCCAAACCTCGACGGTTACACGACATCCTTCGGGGTTGTCCCGTTGACCCCAGAACAGCGCGGCAAAGTTGGAGACATCAAGAAAGCGTTCGACCTCGCTGTCCTCTACTTTACGAATCGCGGTCGGTCGCAGATGGCGCGTGCGGCGAAAGCTGGCCGCGTAGTCTATTCGAAGGCGTTCCTCGAACGCAGCCGGTTGCCAGAAGCCATCGAGATTGCGAAGAAGGGCAGAGCAAAGGGTTGGAGCGTCGGCATCTTCACGGAAACCCGAAGTGGAAGCAACGAAATCTACAACTTCCTCAAGGAAGCAGACGCCGCGACGCATGGGCAGATTAGCAAACTCCTGCCTCCGTTGCCAGACGTGATTGAGACGCTGCGCACCGCCTTCGGCGGAGACTTCGCTAACTTCTCAGGAAGCTATTCCGAGATGCGCCAGGGCGAACTTGAAGCGTTCAATAAGGGCGAGAAGCCCGTGCTGGCCTCGACATATGCCGCAGGCGGCATGGGCGTCGATATGGACGACAAGAGTGGCGTGCGCCCGCGACTCGCTATCTTCCTCGGTCCCCCGTGGTCTGGCGTGATGCTCGATCAAGCTCTCGGGCGCTTCTGGCGCTTCGGAACGAAGTCCGACGTGTTTGCGGTGTTCCTGTCGAGCGATTCCCGGGCCGAATTCCAGTTGGTTCACGGCAAGGTTATCCCAAGGCTCGCATCGTTGCGTGCGCTCATCAAGGGAGTTCACTCCGACGAGTTCGTCAAGTCGTTTCAGAACATCGAAGCGGCGCTTGCATACTCGCAAGGTGGTGGTGAGGACTTCGACCCTGACGACTTCATGGTCAAGGTGCAGTCGAATTCCATCAACCTTCATGACCGCATCGAAATCCCCGATGCGACGACGGCCCACAACAAGGGCCTCGCCATCCCGCGCATCGACGATGTAAAGACTACAGAGCCGGGGTTCCGCGACAAGAACACGGTCTTCACGAAGGAAGGCGCAGAGAAGCACGAAGAGAATTTGACCGACCACATGGGCGAGTTGCGGGGTGGCATCGACCCGTCGATGATTACCGACTTGCTCTACATTGGCGGTTCCTACGTCGAGGGAGGAATCCGAGAGTTTGGCCGATGGTCAACGGCGATGACCGAGCGGTTCGGCGAAGGCGTTCGGGAGTACCTGCCGCAGATATGGGACGCGGTGGGCAAGAAGCTGGCCAAGAAGAAACTGCCGAAGGTGAAGGCCGAGGAGCCCGTCCTTCTGGGGTTCGAAGCGCCGGTGCAGGAACAAAAGGCGGCTGCCGCTGCGGAAGTTGGCCGGAAGTTGACCGAGAAGGTCAACGAAGGTCCAATGTCGATTGACTTCTCGGCCGGCCAGATGGAGCGCGAGTCACCGCTATTCCGAGGTACGGAGGGGTCACCACAGACAGAGCTATTCTCTGCCGTCCCAGCGCCCGCACCGGGCGCAACGACCCCTCCTCCAGTCCCCAGTGCAGGCCTGCACCAGACTCCCGAAGTGCGCCAGTCGCTCGACGAATACAAGAACCTTGAAGCCCAAATCCAGCAGGGCCACGGTAGCGCCGACATGGTCCTCGTAGCGGCGGCGCGCGCCAAAGGCGCCAACATTCGCAAAGAAGCCTTCCGCATGGCCATGCAGCGGGCAGGGGTGACGAAGGGGACCATCGACAACGCCGTGCGCAAGACATGGGAAGCGCTCCACGCGGAGACTCTTGATTCTGAACTGCGGTACCCCGGTCGCCATGAATTGCCCGCGCCGGGGCCAGGAGCGCAGACTGCAGGGTCGGTCGAGATGGAAGGCACTCCCGTCGAGCAGTTGACAGCGGCGATGCGGGCGCAAAGGGAAGTGGCCAGTCGCGTTCGGCAGCCGAAAGTTGAGATGCCCGACCCCCCCGAGGTCCAGGGGACCAGCGAAACGAGTCGCGTCCTCAAGGAAATCGGTGGGACTGTGGCTGATGTGTGGAAAATGTACTCGGCGAGCCCGCCGTCGGGGAGCTTCGTCGATGCCCTTGGCCGGTTTCAGGGAAACCTCCAGAGGAACACGTTGGGTCTTGAGCGCTACGTCAAGGAGATGATGAAGCAGTTCCCCAACAAATTGCGGCGAGAGGCGATAACGAATTGGGTACAGGCCGAAGGCAATGAGGAAACCCTGCGTCGCTGGGCGAGCCTGTCGAAGGGCAGGACTCGGAAAGGTTACGCCGAGGCGTTGACCCTGTCCGACGCCGAAAAACTCGAAGCGGCGAATATCCGCAATATGTTCGATTCCTACTGGGAAGTCGCGCATGAGGCGGGAGTACTCGAAGGTTTTATCGAGAACTACCTGCCGCAGATTCGCAAGCCCGGGTCGAAGTTCACCAGCCGCGTCCTCGCCGAAATCATGGGTGGGATCCTGCGCACTGACTTCAAGTTTGCGAAGAAGCGGGCATTCGAAACCTACTTCGAAGGCGAACAGGCTGGCTATCCAGCGCTCAACAAGGACATTGGGTTTCTCGTCACGACCTACGTGAAGGCGCTCGTTAAGGCCATTGAAGGACGCGCCCTGGTTCGCAATCTGTTAGAGACATATGCGAAGGACGGCAAGCCCCTAGCGACGGTGTCGGGTTCTGGCCGGGTTGTGGGAAACCCCCTGACGGGTCAGCGTCGCCACTTCATCAATCCGAATATCAGGCCCGAGGAAGCTATGGACGCCGAGGGGCATCCTTACCGGTCAATCTCTCACCCCGCTCTACGCAAGTGGATTTGGGCCGGGAAGGACGCCAAGGGCAACGCCATCTTCCTGCAGGGCGATATCATCGTCCATCCTTCGATTTTCAAGCACTTGCGGAACGTACTCTCACAATCAGCTTTCCGCCGACCAGACGCCGAATGGTATCTCCGCGCCGGCAGGATGGCGCTCTCTGGCAGTTCCTTTCTGAAGCAGAGCTTCCTTGGACCGTTTTCGACATTCCACCAGGCGCAGGTCGCCTTGCACGGTGTCATGCACCGCGTCAATCCCTTAACGCTGCCCGAAATCAAGGCCGCTGACCCTGACCAGATGGGGCTCATGAACGGGGGCCTACTCGTTGCAAACCCCGACGGTGCCGTGGATTTCGAAGAGGGGCTTGTCGCGGGTGGGATTTGGGACATGATCCCCGGCTTCGGCCGATACCTCCGCGCCTACAAGGACTACCTCTTCAAGGACTACATTCCCCGACTCAAGATGTCGATGGCGCTCGAATCCCTAAAGAGGAACAAAGACCGGTACGGAAAGACAATGTCGCTCGCACAGATTTACCGGCTGACGGGAAGCCAGGGAAACGCTGCCTTCGGTGAGCAGAATTACATCATGATGGGCCGCAACAAGACACTTCAGGATTGCTTGCGGCTCGTGATGCTCTCGCCCGACTTCACGGAATCGCGTGCCCGTTTCGTCGGCCAAGCATTAAGGCCTTACGGTCGAGAGCAACTAACAGCCCTTGCTCTGGGCGCTGGCTTGCTCATCGTGTCGGCCTACAGTGTTTCGAAGGTGCTCAAAGCAGCCATGCCCGACACTAAGGTCGAATGGAACCCCGACGAGCCATTCCAAGTCCGCGTCGGAAAGTACGAGTTTGATATGCGCAGTATCCAGGGCGACATTCAAAGCCTGCTGAAAGACTGGGGTGCCTTCTTTGAAGCCAGGGCGAATCCAGCGACAATGAAGCCTGCCCTCGAAGCTATCCGCGGCAAAGACTGGCGGGGGATGCCGCGAACGTGGAAAGAGCAGGTCCACGATTACTTCTACGGGTTAGTGCCAATCACGTTCCAAGGCGTTTCTCAGGAAGGTCGGCATTTCTGGGAGTCGGCTCTTGGTGGCTTCGGCATCCGAGTGCGGAAGTTCTACAGCCCCGCCGGCAAGCTGGCGCTTCAGTACCACCTCGACGACATTGCGGCGAAGCCGCGCCGCCACGAGACGCCCGAACTCCTGAAAGACCGCCAGGAAGTGTCGAAGCTCTTGCACGATGTCAACGACGGGAAGCCGATCCCGCCCGGAAAGATCGACGAACTCGAAAAGGCTGGAAGCCTGTCGCGGTACTCGGCCCATCGCCTGCGCATGGCGAAGCCTGGTGAGGACCCGTTCTTGAACCTGTTCGCTGGGTTGGGGCTTCAGGATAAGCTCGACGTGTGGGACAAGGCCAGTGACGAAGAGCGGGTGAAGTTGCGCGATGAACTTACGGTTACCCCAAGGGATCGTCGTGAACTGCGTGCCATGCCCGAGGCCGAAATGCGGAAGGTACTCGATCGATACCACGCGATAAAGGACAAGGCGGGAGCCATCGAGCCGCCGAAGCCGACCGGGATGCTAGACGAATTCTTCAAGACATTCGGCGGAGCCAAGCCTGCGCCGACGCCGAGGGCATCCGTCGCTCCAGTTCCGCAGGCTGACATAGGAGGGACAGCAACATGAAGACTTCAGAACTGATTGAATTCCTTTCGACGAAGGACTTCACCAACATGCAAGCGTACGACCTAATCGTCGCGGACTTGTTCGAGATGGTCAGCACGGAAGAAGTAGCAAATGCTCAGCGACTTGGCGAGTATTTTGAATACAAGATTAAAGAAGTCCTACTGCCGACGATCAACAAATTGAAGGCTGCAAAGTCTCTTTGAGTTTGGAGGGGGAGTTCTTCAGACGATCCGCAAGTCGATCCTACCTAATCAAGCCTTATCGCCCTGACCTTCAAGCCGACACTCCCCCTCTGCGTCGAGGGGTCATATCGCCTTTCCTCCATGCCGGTATCCCCGCGTGCGGTTGTACTCCAGCTTGCGTAGAACCTCTAGTTCCAGGTCGATGCAGAGTGCCTCGCAGTAGTGTAGCAACCGAATCAGCAAGTCGGCATATTCTGAGGCTACCCCTTGAGGCTTCCCGGCAGCGGTCCACGATATGGGGTCATGGTTCCTGAAAGATTCCAACGCTTCGCTTACTTCGGAATGGAGTAGAGCGACCTGCTCGACGATGCCGGGGTCATCCCACCCGGATTCTTTCGCAGATTTGTAGCAGAGTTTTTGGAGTTCGTCGAGGGTCATACTTTTCTCCTTAGTGCAGGCCTACACTGGCAATGCTTCAAAAGCGTGATCCGCCAGAAGTACAAATCCCCGTGGACCGCTCGTCGGATTTCCCTGCGGTCCCTCCCCGTCATGAGGCCAGCGGCGAGGTGGGTCCTCGTCTTATTGATTCGCCGCATCAGGATTTCCGAGCGCTTCACGTCGAGCGGTGGGAACTTGTGTCTCATCGTTTGCCTCGTAATCAGAAGGAACCTCAATGTCGAAAAATTCAAAACCTGAATTCGGACGCGTCAACTCTAGGTTTGCCATATCCGACAGGAGGGCGACGTATTCTTCAAGGGTAAGAATATGCAGGTTCATCACCTTGAAGTCAGAAAAGAACCGCTTTATGTGGCGTTTGCCCTTGTTCATCGAAGAGTTCCTCTATAAGTTGACGGTCAACGGCAAATTCCCCTCCGACACCGCGCACACCTTCACGCTCGGCGGGACCGCCGCACGAATCTTTGCCTCAGACAAGAAGGCGATATTACATTGGGTACTGAGATGCAAAAGTACGAGGTCGTGCAAGCCCGTCGCGTCGAACCCGTTCCGAAGGAACCGCGCCAAAGTCTCCGTCGCCATATGCGTCATCCGAATCCGCTGCTTTAGGTCATCAACGTAATCCGATGTGGCGAGCATCGCCTCGATGTAGTCCGCCTCGATCGCGACAACCCCGCAGCCTTCCAGTGCCTTGCCGATAGGCTCCGTGATTTCGGGCAGGTCGGTGAAGATGGCCGTCGAGCCCTCGAAGGTCTCGATGCGGAACCCCACGGCGCCGGGGACGTGGTAGGTTTCGACGGGCAGGATGCGGAACGCCCCCACGACGAACCGCTCGCCGGGGGTGAACACCTGGACGTTCTCCGCCTTACTGATGACCTTCTGCGCGGCGGCTTCGACGGTTTCGCTCGACGCGAAGAGGGGGACGTGGAGCGCCCCCGAGAGTTCTCCAGACCGACCGGCGTGGTCAGCGTGGTGGTGGCTGATGACGATCCCCTTCAACGCCGAGAGGCAGTGGTCCTTTACGTTGGGGAAGAGGGTCCGTAGGTGTCCGAGGAAGGCTTTGACGGGCAGGCCCGCATCGACGACGAGGAGTTCGCCGCGAGCCTCGATGAGGGTGCAGTTCGCGCGAGAAGAAGAGGCTAAGAAGTGAATTTTCATAAGTCATGACTCCAAGCGTTTATGGGGACAATATCCGTAGTGTCCATGAGAAAAGTTGCAGTTTGAGCACAAGACCCTGAATCCAGAAGGGAAACCGTTGCGTATCAACCACAGGAAGATACTAGTGCTTCCCACCTTCATTTCGCGCCTGTGCTTGCCGCATTTGCAACCAATTTCAGAACCGGGGTTGATGACCATAGCTACTCCCTCCACCCTTGATTTGAATGAGGCAGTTCGCTAGCCTCGCCACCAACGACTCTTCGGCGGTCATTGCTTCTTCTTGAGACTTGTATTTCGCCAAGGCAATCGTAGTGAAATCTGCACACAATAAGTGCGCAACTTCATGTAGAGCCGTTCTCCTTATCTCTTCCGGCGATGGCTTCACGTCCTGCCAAAACCGCCCTAACACCATCGTGGCAACCCGATGAGCGGAATCGTGTTTGCACATTGCCATCATCTCAGGGAGGTTCCTTTGCTGAAAATAAATACGCCAGTCGGAAAGCCCAAAAAGAGAAATCCAGCGGTTTACTTCACGCTTGAATTCATCGAAGTGCTTGTTCGTGACGGGGTGCTTCATTGAAACCTCCCGGCGCGGATACCCCCGCATTTATGCGTGGGAAGGAGCGCTGATTTTTCTTGATTTAAGGATTGAATCTCTCCTATACTAGAACCATGAAGCTGACTATCCAATTCCCCCTTCGGTCGGACCTCGACGATGGTCCTCGGAGCCTCCCAATCGCGGTCCAAGGAAACGTGCAACTCGTTGACCTTCGAGTCGGTGTCGATGGCCCCGCAGCGCACAAGTGCGTCGATCGGGATTTTGCAAAAATTGTCAATGTCGCCACGGTCTCTCTTGCCAAGCCAAATCCGCATGCTCACATCGTAGTGCTCAGCGCGGATCTTCCACGCTCCTGCCTGCTTCCACGCAAGGGCGAACGCCTGCATGAAAGCCTCCGTCTCGGCGGTCTTGTAGTGCCTACCAGCGCGAGTATGACGGACGTAAGCATTCACGCTGGGCGGGATCATTCGAACGACGAGGGCATAGGATTCAGGCATGGTCTTTCGCCCCTTCAGCGTTATTTGCTTCATGAAGAATGAAGTTCCAGCCACTTTGCATTGATCGCGCATTGACCGAAACCATTCAAGATCGTAGCGTCGTGCTTCTGGCCCTGACTCAGAACCAGCAATAACCCAATCAACGCCAATCCCCCTTTGTCCTTCTTCCCATTCGTGGTCGGGGCACGATGCGCAGCAACAATTGCTCCCATCAGCCAAGTGCTGGCTTGCTGCGTGACCGCATACGGCACACCAGCGACCGGGGAAGGAAGCGCACATATATTCTGGGTTGCATTCGCAATCGGGGTCATGAATGACGGGAACCTTCTGAAAGTCGAGGGGGCCGAGAGTTGGTTCGTAACTGACGAAGCGAACCTTCGCAGGCGTCTTGAGTAGGAGTGGAATGCGCTCATCGGCGGTTTTCTGGTCCTCGACGGACACGCCAAGCCAGACGTTCGGAAGAGGCCAGTTTTCATCATCGCCCATAATTGCCGCATTCCCCCTGTATCCCTTTGGTTCTTCTCCATCGAGCGTGTACCAGCCTTCCCAACGCTTCACACGAGCAAGAAGTTCGTGCATCTGTGCTGGTCGCTTGGTGAGAATTTGGAAGGTATGCTGAGGAGAGCCCCGCATGGCTTGGAAGATTTCCGTAATAAAACGATCAGGAATCACTTCATGGAACAGGTCGCTTATACTATTTACGAAGATACGGCACGGTTTACGCCAGTGACGTGGCTGGTCAAGTCGTTCGGGATGACACTGCACATCCGTAAACGCTCGCCCCGGATAAGGCCGATGGAACATCCTCTCCGCATAGCAGTTCTTGCAACCGGCGCTGACCTTAGTGCAACCGGTTACACAATTCCAGACTTTGTCCGTCCATTCGATATTCGTGTCACCCATTGGTTTTCACCCTCCGCAGCGCGTTGCCGCTGACGATGGCCCGGAAGCCATCCTCGAATTCAACCATGACGCTGCCCATCCGTCCACGCGAGAGGATTCGGCAAAGTTGCCCTTTGCGGTCGAGCGTCCGCATGGCGTTCGCCTTCCAGACGTAGCGGTAGGGGTAAGCGACGGCAGTCATCGGGCCTCCAGCACGTCAAAACTCCCCCGGTTTGGGAAGTCTGCATTCAGGCTTGTGCGACTGATCTTCCGACCCTCCGCTCATTTCCCCTTGCTTAGAGGCGCTCATTACGCTAACGTCTGAACCGTCTGAACTCACCACCACCTGAACGTAGCCCACTGGACACTGCCAGAATCCTGGCATCGGATACTGATCCCAGTAAGGATGCGCTATCCAGATAGGCTCAGGGTTCTTTCCTGTGGCATGTGGAACGGGAAAAGTACCATGGGTTTGCGTTTCAGCGCATGTCACCGCTGCCGCCCCAACGAACGCCGCACAGGGAATGGTGGCTGCGGTGGTCGCCCAGGCTTGTGCGACTGATCTTCCGACCCTCCGCGCGGTACTCACGATTGTCGATGCCCCGGCTCCGAAGACTTGATGGGCGGAGTCTGCCGTGCATGGAGCCGTGGACGCCGCCCCCATCGCTCCACAGGGAGGCTTGTCTGCGGTGCTGACGGTAGGCCCCATGAGGCCGCAGTGCTTTGGGCCATGGATGGACCGTTCCAGTGGAGGTTCTGGTGGGGAAGGGGCATCACGATGCCGCGGATGCGCATTCGGTTCGCCGTCGAGCAATTGCAAAGCTCCATTCACAGCTTCTTCCTTGGTTCGGAACCTTTCTGGGTATCCATCGGTTTGGTAAAATTCGACTCCTCCATCCTCGACGTTAGCTTCAGCCTGATCCCAAGTCATGTGCTCAGGCCAAGCAAACACGACAAAGTAGGACAATTTGCTTTCCGTGTCGTACTGATTGTCTATATCGTATTGGAGGTGCATTCTGCAAACCTTCGCGTCGAGTTGTACAAGAAGTTGCGCGAGCGTGGGCTTCGCTGAGGGAGCCGCGTTCTCCGCAGGCTTGAATACCGCGTCCCAATACACAAACTTGTGGTTGTCTGACTTCGGGGCACTCTTGCACGATGCCAGAATCAGAACAGCCGCAATCAACCAACTGGTTTTACGGTTCATAGCGTTTTCTCCTTTGTGAACAACCCTGTCTGGATTTCCGTCCCCTGCACCGCACCCAAAATCTTCTTCAGCGCCTCCGAGTTCGGCGCGTGGGGTTAGAAGATTGCATCTTTCCTTGAACCCACATCCGGCAGGCTTGCCGGACGATAGTAACTAAACATCTAATCGTTTCGTTGGGCATCTTCATAATAGCTTCAGCCGTAATTGGGTCTTCAAATGACAGGAGTTTAGCTAGAGCCAATCCCTCCCCTGTTATGCCTATTAGCATCTTATTTTCTGCGTCAGTCATTTCATCCCTCCTTAAACAGCCCTGTCTGGACCTCTGTCCCTTGCACTGCGCCCAGAATCTTCTTTAGCGCCTCCGAGTTCGGCGAGCGGTCGCTCCCCGTGGTAACTTTCGAGATATCAAGCGCCTTCTCGTACAACGTCTCGATGACTTCGACTTGGACGGTTCGCCGCGCAATCACGACGACCACCTCGACGGGATACCGCTGGCCCTGCCGGTGGCACCGGCCATAAGCCTGCTCGAAGGATTTCGGGCTCCACGGCAGCGACATGAACACGACGGTATGCGCTGCGACGAGGTTCGACGACTCCCCGCCGGCCTCCGTCGTGCAGAGGCACAGGTACGTCGAGGGGTCATTCTGGAACTTCTGAATCGACTCTTCTTTCTCCTTCGCCGATTCGTCGCCAGTGATTTTGACTGAGCAATCGTGAAATGCGTTGAGGACCTCCAGGAGGGGCTCCTTGTACGACGAGAATACTACCACCTTTTCCTTGGCATCAACATAGGAACCCAGAAGATCGATCACGCTCGATGTGACCCCTTTCGCCGCGAGGCGAAGCAGGACGCCGAGTTTCACAATCGCCTGCGCCCGCTGCGCCTTAGCCATGGCTTCGGTCCCGCGCTCGCGCTCCACCCATCCGAGGAAGTCGATGCAGGCTTCACGGTACTCGCCAGCGTTCGTGATGTCAACCGGCGTGGGGGTAAAGTACTCGTCGGGCAAGTCGGGAAGGATTTCCTTCTTCGAGACGGAGAATGTGAACGGCGCAATGGAGGCGTACAATTCCTCGGAATTTGAACTTCCTCCAAAATCCCATTTCATCGTACCTCGCCGGTTGATCTTTATTTTCTTCGCGACATGGTTTATCACGGTCCCATCGGGACGCCGCTCCGTCGAGCCGCAGAAGTGGAAGTGCCACCAGAAAAAGTCCTCTTCGGTGAGGTAACCCAATATGCACAGTTGCGGGAAGGCCTCCGCGTTCCGGTTCGGTGTGAACGACGCTGTCTCCAGCAGGATGTTTGGGATCTCCGCCGCGACATTCAAACCCGCCTTCGTGCGTAACGTCGTGCGGCCTTTCATTTTGTGGCTTTCGGAGAAGATAGCCGCGGCGAACCCGAAGGCTTTGATTTGCTCTGCGCGATGCGGGAAAATATCCCAGTTCAAAATCAGAAAGTCCACGCTCCCCGGAGGCGGGAATGGCCCGTCGCGGCCCTCGATGATAGCGACCCTCGCACCCGGCACGGCCGCAAGAATCTCGCCCTGATAGGTGTACTTGCCGACGGACTTCGTGACGACGAGCACCCCTCGACGCTCTTGGTGCAGGCCTGCACTGGCGTACTTCGTCGCCCAAGCGATGCCACAGCGGCTCTTCCCACTCCCCACTGGATTCAAGAGAAGCGCCCTGTTCAGCGTCAAGAGGAAGTTCGTCGTCACCCTCTGGATGCGGTTGAAAGGCACCATGATGCCCAGTGGCGCCGACGCATCGGGGAGAGCCTTGAGTTTGACAGCGTTCTTCGCAGCCTCGACGTATGCGGAGAGCCCCTTGCCGTGCCAGCCATCCGGGAAGGCTCGCAGGACCGCCTTGAGGCGGGTCAACGGGTAGTGGTGGTGCTTGCCGATGACCGGATCGTCCTTGAACCGCCCACCGCCGATGGCCTTCGCCGTGGCGAGGTTGTCGTTGAAGTAGTGGTCCAGCGGAATATGGACGCAGACGCGGTTGTTTGAGATGTCGAGGGTTACCATTACTTCTCCGTGCTTTCGGGGAGTAACCGTGAAGGGTTTCCTGCAATCGCTCCCGCCAGTTTCGGCAGAATATGCTCCGCCACCGTGTGGCCATCATGGGTAACGATGTAAGGCAGCATCAACTCACGGAACTCCATGACACCGCTATTTGCGGCCTCGTAAACGCTCTTGAGATGGTAGAACAAAACGCGCCACACGCGCCGAGCCTCTTCTTCCATAGGGTCACGGGAAGTCTTATTGCCATAGCGGTAAGACCTCCGCCGCTTCCTCTCTTTGGGAACACACTCGGCCACGATGCGAATACGGTATGTCTTACCTTCGATGACCACCTGCGCTTCAAATCCCTCTTTGGGAGGTTGAGAGATAAAAGCGACGGCCGTCCCCCCGTTTCCGAGGATGAGCTTTCGGATGTAGTCCTGAGACTTCGACACAGCGACGGAAGTATGCTCGTAGGCCATGACCCCTCCAAACTAATCTGGGACTTTTGCGATGAGCCGGTTCCTCTCTTGCCACTCGCGGAACATTTCGGCGATGTTTCTCGCGTTGTCGCAGAGTACGACCTTCGCCCCTAAGTTCTCGGCGTACCGCGCCCAAGTGCGGATCGTCGGTACCGCCACCTTGTCTCGTCCACGCAAGCAAAACACTGGCTCGTCCTCAGCGAGATGGGCATCCTCGACGGCTCGGACGAGAATTTGAAGCTCCAGACCAGCCTGGGCTCGCTGCTCTGGGTCGAGATGCTCGACGAGATTGCGGGCTGCGTAAACTATGCGATCTACCTTGTCAGACATAAGCCCTCCTTCAAGTGCGACCCGGTTGTAACACCGCAAGCCGCTTATGTCAAGCTAAATCTTCCGACGATCCTCTATAATTGTACTTGACAAGCGGCTTGTAGGTTCGTTAGGATGCTCGCCGGGAGCAAACTATGCCCAACGACACGAAATCCGTTGACCCGAAGGTCAGTGAGTACATGAAGGAAATAGGTCGTCGTGGAGGCCTTCGCCGAACGAAGGCGAAGCGCGAGTCGGGCCGGAAGAACGTCCGCAAGGCGCTCCGCGTGAGCCAAGCGCTGGCGAAGCAACGCAAAGAACCGAAGACGTAGTGCAGGCCTGCACTGGAAGGAGACCCCCGTTGACCGACCACCTTCAGGCTGCGAACCTTCAGCGCCGCTTCGAATCGTTGAGCGGCAAGCTCCGCGACTTCCGCACCGAACTCGTTGCCCTCCAGAAGAAGATAGACCGCAAACTGGCGCAGACGCTTCGCGTCCTTCGCGACCTCGACATAACCTTCCGTTCGAAGCCTCCCGACCTCGCCTTCAAAGATAAGGATGGCGAGTACCGCACGATGGAGGCTTGGGTGGACAGCTTCGTCGCGCCGCTGATAGGCTACAAGCGGCGCCAAGTGTTCTACAACCTCCATGTTGCGCGGAACCTCGTCGATAAGGTGACCGACGATGAACTGGAGCGCATGGGCATCGAGAAGGCAAAGCAGTTGTCCCGGTTCGCCGAAGTCAAGGGCAGGGTGACGAAGGAACTCGTCGAGCGGGCACTCACCGTCGAGAGCGCGGACATCTTCAAGCGGGAAATCGACCAAGCGATTTTCAAGGGCAACCCAGACCACGAGGATCGGTCGGGATGGGCGACCATCGAAATCGAGGGTCCGCGATCGTACACCACAAGGCTGCAAAACTATCTTCAACTGCGGCGACGGACGGAGGGGCACAAGCCCTCCGACGCGGAACTGCTGTGGCTCGCCGTCGCAGTGGACTTTGAGGAACTAAAGCAGGCCGAGGAAGAGCGGCGGGCGAAGATCGCTCAACTCCCGGCAGCGACGAAAGCTTCATAGGAGGGTTATGACCATTGAATCTGAGAAAGAAGCCAAACTCGTAGTGCAGGCCTGCATCGCCACGGCGATGATTTGCACCGACCACCCCGTCCTGGGGCTTCTGGCGCTCGCCATCATGCTGCCGTGGGCGGTCATTGGCCGCGTCGCGGCTTGGCTTGCCAAGCCCGTCGTCGAGTGGCGCACGAAGAAGAAGGTGCCCGCTAATGCGGTCCCGGCGTGAAATGAGCGTCAAGCAATTCGAGCGGCGACACCCAGACCTGCGCCTCCACTATGTTCGGCCGAGCGAATCTCCCAACCCAAGAGGCTTTATCGCGCTGATTACTAGGGGCGGGGAGGACTACGTGCTTGGGCAGGGAAAGACGCCAAAAAAGGCTATCTATGATGCCTCAGAGCGGTGTTACAAACTCGCCAGTTTGGAGGCCATGGATCGGGCAGATTGGAAAGATCAGAGAACGGGGCAAACGGGAATCCCCTTGCAGGCTCATCATAAGAAACACCGTGCCCACGGGCGCAACGACTCGCCCAAGAACCTTGAGGCTTTGTCCGTTGAGAGCCATCGGCGCGAGCATGAGAAAACACCTTCGCCGAGCGAAGCCTAACTCGTAGTGTAGAACGGGGTTAGGGAAACGGCGTGGCCTGCGCCATAAATGCTTGCGAGGTGGCGAGAGCGCACGTCGAAGCAAGCAGCAGGGTTAGCCAGAAGGCGGTCCCCGCCGGCAGGCGGGTTTCTGGCAGAGACACCATGTAGGCTAAGGTCACGTCGAAATGAAGGGGGTGGGAACCATGCACCGGCAGGATGTACAAGATCGTTTAGACCGGAGAACGTTGTAGCGGGGGAGCACCGAGCCGCTGGAAGTAACGAGTGCAGTCCTGCACTGAGGGGGGGGGCACGCAAAATGAGGAAAATCGACGAAAGGCCATTGGCAGAGCGCGACCGAGACGTGATGTCAACGCTACTTGATCGCCGGTGGTGGAGAGAGTTGTGTCGTTACCTTCCGTGGAAACTCTTCGGATGGAGTTTCAGAGATGGCGCGACCTTCGTCACGCGCGATACACCGCGTTCGCAGATTGAGATTACTGGTGATCAGCGGAACCAATTGATGTCGGCATTCCGGCGGCTGGAAAGGGGTTCAACATGCGACGAAGGGAAAAGAAGCGGTTCTTCAGAAACCAAGTGAATTCACTGGTAGATGATATCGAGCGGATGCTCATGCCGAGAGTCAAGTTTTCGCTTATGGAAGAGAAACAACTGCAAGGGTTGGTTCAACGCCTCGTCAACAAAGCCTACCGTCACGGTTTCGGACGCGGACTGCGGGACGGGATAGACAACCCTCGGGCCTAGCCAGAATTATTTTCACCCACCTTGAAGAATTATCTTGACATAAGCCGCTTATAGTGATAAACACTATGTCCGTGAGGTGTAGGTATGAAGGAACGCCCAATTATTTTCACCGGCGAATCCGTGAAGGCCATTCTGGAGGGTCGGAAGACCATGACGCGAAGGGTGGCGAAAATAATCTGTGATATTGCGGCACGGCATGAAAACATTCGCGTGCGAAAACTGTCAGGCCGAGAAGTATGGAGCATCAATCGTGACGCCATGTACACTCCAGCCTTGCGCGAGCCATTTGAAGTGGCGTGTCGCTACGGAGTTCCCGGCGACCGGCTGTGGGTGCGGGAGACTTTTGTTCTTGAACCAGAAGTTGACGGAGAACCGCCGACCTTCGGTGACGGACGCCCCACGCTTTGGGAAGGGGAAAATGGCAAGACATGGGTGCAGGCTCACTACCGAGCAACTGATCCTACACCGGAACTTTCATGTACGGGCGGTCACAAGTGCGACGGAAGTACACCATGCTGTCATTGGCGTCCATCAATCTTCATGCCCCGCTGGGCCTCGCGGCTGACGCTAGAGATTACTGATCTGGGGGTCGAGCGGGTGCAGGACATCAGCAAACAGGATGCGCTTGCTGAGGGGATCGAAGCTCTCAAAGATCAATTTAACGGTTGCTTTGTTGTCGCCGAAGAGATTGGAAAGGGCGGAGGGATGAGTGGGACAACCGCTAAGGAATGCTTTCAAAGAATTTGGGACTCCATCAACGCAAAGCGCGGCTACGGCTGGGATGTGAATCCGTGGGTATGGGTTATCAGTTTTAAGCAGCTAAAATGAGGTTGTCCGTGCCCAGAGGCACAGCGCTAATCTTCCGCTTCAACTGTCCGACGTGCGGCGCCGAGAACACGGCGACCTGCCGCAAGTGCAGGGCGGTTTACCGCTTTGACCCAACGCGGGGGCCGGGGGAGAAGCTATTGACGCGCCACCTGAAGTTCTCGTCGGGGCAGTGGGCGCGGATCGTCGGCAGGGCGAAGATTCTGAACATCTCGCCGGCAGAGTACGTGCGGCTGAGTTGCGCCGACACCTTGGCGATGCCGCCCGAGCGGCTGATTAGCTGAGAGAGGTGAACCATGGGGAAGTTGGCACGACGGGTACCTCGCGGTGGGAAAGCTCTATTCCAAAACCTGATGGTAAACACGAAGGAACTGCGCTGCATGGATTGTGGCGGGTTCGCTCTTGATGGTGGCTCGATATTCTTTGGAGCTTTCAAGGTGGAAAATGGTTGGGCGAAACTTGGAGCCATTTGTGAACTTTGCACACTTCGACGCCTTGCACGTCGTGGAGAATTCGTCAACTCCTCATCCAGCGAATGCTGCCAAGTTGAATTGCCTCATTTGGGTATCAGAAAGCAACAACTTGATGTTCCGTGGAAACGGTAGGTTTCATCTAAGTGTAGTCCTGCACTAAGGAGGATTTCATGGGAATGGATGATGTACAAGGAATAACTTTGAAGTTGACCGAAGAGGACATCCGGCTGGCCTGCACGGAGAGCCGCGTCCCCTTCGCGGGGCTCGTCGCAATCTGGCGCCGTTTCCGCAGCCAGGACGAAGCCATCCAGATGGCCGATGTGCTCTACCTGATGGCGCTCGCCAAGTCGAAGAACCTCAATCCCCTCGACAACAATTACTCGCTGATCCCGCGTAGCGGAAACAAGGGTTTCAGCCTGACGTTCACCAAGGACGCTGCCCTACAGGTCATCACGAACCATCCTCGCGTGAAGCCGGGGAGCTTGAAGCGGTTCTTCATAAGCAAAGGGCAACGCCTGGAGTGGTCGAAGTCCCCGGGGCACAAGAACATTGGGCCAGAGTTCGACTGGGAACTTGAAGCCCACATCACTGTGGAAGACAGGGAAGGTCTGGTATTGGAGGGGGTGGCGAAGTTCCGCAACGTTTATTCCTCCGGTAACGACGGGAATCCAAAACCCCTTTGGGTCAAGGACCAAGGGGGCATGACGATGAAGCAGGCGTACAAGGACTTGGCGAACACGCAGTTCGGCGGGGGCCTGCCCGACGAAGAGGATTTGCGCGAAGGGGCCATCGACACCTCGGCGACCGTCGAGCCGCAGCGCAGCCTCCCCGCCACGACGAACGGCAAGCCCCAACCTACCCCCGAGCAGCCGCAGGCTGCGCCGGGG